CTTCATCGGATAGAGGCTCGGTCCTACTGGGGCCTGGTAGCCCGAATAAACCTCATTCTGCTGGTTCACAACCTCATTCGGAGTCGGGTCTTGCTCAGGATGGCCGGGGTGGAGCTATGAGGTAGCACACGAAGGTATTTGACCCGGAGGACGTTCCGCTTGTACTGGCCGGCGTCCCCGCGGATGTCTGCGGTCTCGGAATGGAAGGCGTCCGCAAGGTCGCCGCCGATGCCCACCTGGGTGGCCCACTCGGCCACGGAGCTATATGCGGGCACGGGCTGGAGCCGCCGGAAGAGGCGGAAAGACTCCTCCCGCTCGACAACGCTCCGGAGCGTGGCCTCGATGGACTCCAGGCGGATGGCGGGCACCCCCGTAAGCCCTGCTTTGAAGTCCAGGGCATGGGGGTCCCCCGCCGTCTGGACCGCCTTTGCGAACGCCTGCCAATCCTCCCAGGTCCGGATGCCCCCGGGGAAGCCGGGAAGCCCACCGCCGAACACGATGTTTTGCAACCCGTCCATCTTCCTCCTCCTCACTCAAGGCCCAAGAACTTCAGCTGGGCCGGGGAAAAGCGCATACGGATGGCCTCGTAATCGCCGCGGTTCAGCATGGACTCGAGCGCCGCCACGTCAAATGCGCTGAAAAGATCTTTGGCCTGGGCCGCCTTGGCCAGGATATCCCCCGCCTGGCGGGCAGGCTCCGGGGCCGGACCCCGCCGCCCGCTTTTGGGCAGGCCCGGGAGGTCCATCGCATGCCCCACCCCCACAAGGGCCTTGGCCACGGCCACGTTCTGCTTAGCGATCTGGAGAAGGGCGGCTTCCAGATTCTTTTGCCCCTTCTCCATCTTCTCCACGCGATCGGCCACGGCCTCTAGGTGTTCCTTCAGCGACCGGAGGGCCTGGACCAAAGCCGTGAGAACGGCCATTTCCTCCTCTTCATGAGCCCGGGTTTCCTTCACCGCGTCCCCATCCTCGTCCTCCCCATCCTCGTCCTCGTCAAAGCGCATCTCCAGGTCCAGGTCCTCGTCCTTCCCGTCCTCCCCCTTGGCCTTGAGGCGGGGGTCCTGGCCCTTCTTGAGGCGGGCGTAGGCCTCGAGGTCCTGGTCCAGGTCGCGGGAAAGCTCGTCGTCGTCCTCCTCGTCCTCCTGGACCGCCTTAGCCAGGATCCCCTGGATTTTGGCGTATACCCGTTCGATCTCCTGCAAATCCGTCATGGCTTCCTCCTTCCCTTAGCCTGTACCCCCTTAGGGGTCACAAGCTCTTTCGCTAGGCGCAGGGCCATCGCCCGGGCGGCGCAGGAAGGGGCCCCCAACCTGACGAAGGCCTTGGCCACTCCCTTCACACTCCCCTCTACCCGTCCCATGAGGAGCTCCCGCAAAACCCGCGGGGCCAGGCGCCGGTAGAGGCCTTCGAGAGACTCCCGCCGGATGGCGGGCACCCCTGTAAGCCCCGACTTCGGATCCAGGGCGTGGGGGTCCCCCGCGGTGAGGACGGCAGCCTGGGTCAGGGCCTTCGCCAACACCCGATAGGGGACCACCGCAATCCTCCCCAAGGTCACAGGCCTCCCGGTGGCTTCAGCCTTCGCAAAGGCCCCCAGGGGCTCGAGGCTCACCGGGGGCAGGGCAGGGTTTTGCGCCCGTTGGGCCAGGCCCACCGAGTACCACTCAATGGGCCCCCGGATCACCCGCACCTTCTGCCCGTCCCGCACCTCCACCTCTACCACGGCGTCGGGAGCCAGCTTCCCGAAGACCGAAGGGAACCAGCGCATGGGCGGTTGCATCTGGGTGAGGCTGTGCCACACACGATCCGCCCACTCCCCGCTGCTGCCCGGTGGGGGCGGGGCCAGGTTGCTGAAAAGCTCGGCCTTCACGAAGACACTGGGGCCCGCCCGACGAACCTCGAGGGGAAGCCCGATCACGTACTCGGGGCGCATCCCGGTGCCCGGGGGGTTCCCGAGCCAGGACCAGTGATTGACGTCGATGTTCCCCTGGGAAAGGAAGAGCTTCCTAGAGGCCCAGAGGGCATCTGCCGCAATGTCCTCGCCCTCCCGGTCCACCACCCCCTCCCGGGAAGCCTCGAAGTAGATGACCCGCCGGGTCCCCGGCTCGGCCCGCACGGCCTGATCCAGGGGAATCAGGAGCGTGTCCACCCCGGGCGGCAGGGTTAAAAGCTCCATACCCTCACCGTAGGCACCCCCTGGGGTCACGCCTCCTCCCCGGCGTAGATCCGAGCGATGTAGCGCTGGAAGAGGCTTTCCAGGTACTCCTCTTCCAGGTCGTCCCCCCGGACCCCAGGAGCGGGGATAAGGGGGGCTAGGGCCTCGAGGCGGTCCTGATGGTGGGCCTCGAGGCGTTTCGCCGCCTCCCGTATGGCCTCGTCCGTTTTCAGGGCCGTAGCGTATGCCCCCCACAACCGGGCCCAAACCTGTTTAGCGCGCTTCTTCATGCCCCCTCCTATGCCGCCCCGGCCAGCTCACCCCGCTTCGCCCGCTCCAAGGCGATGAGGCGGGCCAGGCCTATGTCGTCCATGCGCTCCCAGTCACCCTCAAAGATCTCCTGCAAAAGGCGCTTCCGCTCAAGCCTCCGCACCGCATCCACGTCGTACTTGCTGTCGGTCACCAAATGGTGGATCTCTACGGGGTTCTGCTGCCCAATCCGGTCAATGCGGGCATTCCGCTGGGCGTGAACGGCGTGGGTCATGGGGAGGTCGTAGTTCACCAGCCACCGCCCCCGCTGGAGGTTCATCCCCACCGCTCCCGCATCCGAAGCGACGATGATGTCCAGCTCCCCGTTCTGGAAGCGGTTTCTCTTCTCCGCCTTGGCCTCGGAGGAGTCGGCTCCGGTGATCACCTCCACCCGGAATCCTTCCTTCCTCAGGGACTCAGCGATGGTGCGAACGGCCTCGAGGCTATGGGCGAAAACTACCCCAGGGAGACCCTTCCGCTCCCGGGCCAGGCGCAGGAGATGCTGAAGTTTAGCGTTGTGCTCAGGAGGGGCCGCGTCGATCACGCGGGCCTGGGCCGCAAACTTGAGGGTGCCCAGGGAGGAGGCCAGCCTGCGGCCCACCTCCTCGTGTTGCTCAGGGGGTACCCCCTCAAAGGACCTGGGGGAGAGGATTTTTAGGGCCTCGAGGTCCACCCGTCCCTCCCAGGCCGCGGCCCGGGCCCGTTCGTAAGCCTCGTGGACTCGGGTTAGCTCCCGCCGTTGCCAGTCGCTGAGGGGGATGGGCCTGTACCCTTCCTCAGACTCCATGCCCCACACGTCCTTGCGCTCGGCCCCCGAGGGGATGGAGGCGGCGTAGATGTAGCGGGCGGCCTCCCGCTTGAAGGCCTCCTCCGCAGTTTTCAACCCCACGCCGTAGCGGCGCTTAAACTCCTCCTTCCCCCGCTCCCCGCCCCAACGGTCGGGGTCCAGCTTCTTGAGCCAGTCGTAGACCTCGGAGGCGTCGTTTTTGACGGGGGTACCCGTAGCGGCCACGGCGTAGCGGGCCTCAGCCAGCGCGGCGTCCGTCACCATCTGGAGGAAGGCGTCCGGCTTCCCCTCCCGGCCCAGGGCCTGGTGGCCTTCGTCTATGGCCACGTAGTCCAGGAGGTGGTCCATCCCGTTGGCCCGTAGGGTCTCCCGAAGAAGCCTTCGCCGGGCCTCCTCGGGGAGGGCCTTGAAGTGGTCCTGAAACTCCTCCAGGCCCAGGCCGGTGTGGGCCGCCATGAGGCGGAGCATGTCGTCCCGGAAGGTTTGGTGGGTGACCACCACCATGTGGGTGTTGGGGTCCCGGTAGGCCTCGAGGCGCTCGTGGAAGGGGGCGTCCTTGGCGTGAAAACGATACCGCCCGGGCTCGGTGAAGCGGGCCATTTCCTCCGCAAACTGGTTCCGCACCACGCTGGGGACGATAAATAGCCCCTTGCGGGCTTTGCCCTCGGCATTGAGCTCGGTGTAGGTGCCGATCTGGATCAGGGTTTTCCCGGACCCCATGCCCAGGGCCATGAGGGATTTTCGGGCCGTTTTCGCGAACTTTATGGCGCGCTGCTGCCTCACGAACCGGGTCCCTGCCCCGAGGTTCACCCCGGGGATGGGGGTGACCTTGCGGGCCGTGGGGGGGAGGTTGGCCACGTAGGGGAGGATGGAGGCAAGCTGCCCCTCCAGGCGCCGCCCCAGGGAGTACCGCTCCCGAAGGGGATCCTCGAGGCGCAGCTCCAACGAATACCCCTGCCCAGGCTCGCCCCCAAAAAGGGCCATCTGTTTTTGCCGAAGCGCCTCTTGGAGTTGCAGGGACCTCCGGAGCTTTTCCTTAACCGCCCCTTCCCCCTCCTGGGCGAAACGCCCCTGGACCCGCTCCCTGAGGGCGGCCATGCGAGACTGCTCCTCGGCTAGGAGCCGGGCCCGCTCCTCGGGATCCACCGCGGCCCTGAAGCGCTCGGAGTAGGTCAGGGGTACCTTCCCGAGCCTGAGGGGCCGCCCGGTAATGTTGGCATAGGCCTTGTGGAAGCGCTCCACTAGGCGGCCCCGCATGTGTTCCTGGATGGCCTCATAGGCCCGGTCCAGGCCCCGCATCCCCGTCACAAACTCCTCCCAGGCGGTCGGCCCAAAGTAGTGGACAAAGGCCTCCTCCCGCTTCCGGTTCCACTCCTCCCACTCGGGGGTGATGGATCGGTTGCCAAAGAGGTCCTCCCCGTACTTTTGGGGCTCGGGGCCGAGGGCCTCGAGGGCCTCCTTTAAGCCCTTGAGGTCCCTCCCTGTACGGGGGTCCACCTGGGCGATCTCGGTGTAGAAGTACTCCCTGATGGCCCGCTGGTCTTCGGAAGTGAGCTCCCCAAGAGGCTTGAAAGCCACTTGGGTGCGGGGGTCTTCCATGAGGGCCAGGTAGAGGGCCTTCCGGGTGTCGGGGTGGTCGGGGTCCACCGCCTGGGAATGGAAGTCCGCATCCCCAAAACGGACGGCGTACTCCCGGGCCATACGCCTGTAGCGCTCCTGTAGCTCCGGGTCTTTGTCCACGTCGATGAGAGTGCCGTCCTCTCGGGTGGCGGGGAAAAGCTCGTCCAGGACCTGGGAATACTCCTCCCACTGGGACTCGGGGACGTAGCGGGTTACGAAATCCACGCTCCCCACTTCCCGGAGGATGTCCGAAGGCTTCCACCCGTCCGCCAGGCGGGAGGCCACGTACTCGCGCAGGGCTTCCGAGGCCGAACGCCCCTCGACGAACCCCGGGGGCACGGCGAAGGGCTTGGGCCGCTCGGGGTCGTTGTGAATGTTCTTGGGGTAGCTCACAAACCCTTTCGGGAGCCAGTCCCGTTCGTCTAGCTCCCCCCGCCGGATGGCCTCGAGGCGGGCCCGTATAGCCAGCTCCCCCGCAGGGGCATCGGGGGCCAGCTTGTCCAGGGCGCTGGCGGTGAGCTCCACGTGCATGCGGTTGTCCTCGTCCCGCCAGGCCCGGTAGTCCTCATCCGGCTTTAGGCCCAGGCCCCTCAGGCCGGTGATAACGGCCTCCGTTTCGGCATCCCCAAAGTCCACGGCGATGCGCTCCCGCCCCTTCCCCCGTAGGGCCAGGTTTAGGGCCGCGCCCATCTCCACCATCCCCAGGGCGGTACCCAGGGCCTCGAGGGCCTCCTCCAGGTGGCGCTTGCGGAGCTCGTTGAGCTCCTTGGCCATGCTCAGCGAAGCGGCGTCCTTGATCTCGGGGAGCTCTATGGCCTCCGCCGAGGCCAAAGCGGCCTCGGCCCGCTCCAGGGCTTCCTGCATAACCCGGAGGGCTTCCTTCTCGTGGTACTTCTTGAGGGCCTCCCGCACCTTATCCAGCGCCTCGGGAGGTAGCTTCTTCCGCAGGGCCTGGGCCACCACCTGGGCTGCCCCCTCGATCCCCAAAACGTCCACCAGGTAGCGGTCCAGGGTGGAAACCCCGAGGGCGGTGGCCATGACGGCATTCAGGTGGGCATAGGCCCCGTGGAGGAGGTCCCCCAACATCTTCTTCTTCTTTTCGTGGTAGGGGAGCCCCTCTATATCACGCTCAATCAGGTCAAAAAAGCTCTTGGTGAGCTCCATGCGGGCCGTCTCCGCCACGTCCTCCCGGAGGCGTGCCAAAAACTCCTCGTCCTCGAGGGGCTCGATCTCCACCCGGAAAGCGGCAGGGTCGCGGTTTTGGATCTTGGAGGCGGCCTCCTCGGTATCCCGGTTAAAGCGCCTGAGGGCGGCCTCGAGGGCCTTGGCCTCCTCCGAGGCCTTGAGGAAGGCCTTGACCAGCTCAGCCCGCCTCTTGACTTCTGCGGGGTCCACCTTGGTCTCGGCCTCCACCCGGCGCCCGAGGTCCCGGGCCCACATATGCATCCCCCTGAGGAGCTCCCGCGCCCTGATGACCGCCTTGGCCTTTTCGGGGTCCGTCTCCATGAGATGGACTATCCGCTCCTCAGCGATGCGCTCCTTCTCGCGCTTTATATCCCCCTTTGTAGCCCCCTTTTCCTCGGCCTCCTTCTGGAGGCGTTTGCGGAAGCCCAACCCCCCCTCTGGGGAGAGATCCAAAACCTCCTCAGGAGAAAGGGCGGCCTCCTCCCCCAAGACCTGGGCCCTCAGCTCGTGATTGTGGGCCAGCTCCCGCACCAGGTTGCGCTCCACCGCTTTTAGGCGGTTGGTCAGGGTGCGGATCGTCCGGGAAGCCACCATCCCCGCACCGCCCTTGAGGGTTGGGTCCTCATCAATGTCCCCTACCTCTTGCATCAGGCGGGCGCGGAGGCGTTTGGGGTCCAGGTCCTCGGGGCTCTCTACGCCCAGCTCGCTCAGGTCCCACCCCTCGAGGCCCAGCTCTTGCGCGAGCTGGGCCTGCTGGTAGCGAACCTTAGCCAGCTCCGCCTGGAGCTCGGCTAGCTTTTTCTCCCGCTCCTTTTCCAGCTCCTGCTCTTCCAGCTTTTGGCGGGCGTATTCCCGAGCATACTCGGGGTCCTCGGCAGCCCGTTTTAGGGCTTCCTCCTCCCGTTTGCGCTTTTCCTCCTCCTCCTGGCGCTTCTTTTCCAGGCGCGCCTTGCGGCGCTCCTCCGCCGCCTTCTTCCATTCCTCGGGGCTCCGCAGGCGGGTGAGACGAAGCCCCCGGAGGCCCTCCCCCCCGGAAACCACGTGGGCCGTCCCGTCCTCGTGCACGCGGATGCACACTCGCACGTAGTGGTCGGGGTCATCGGAGGGGTGCAGGGTGATCCAGCGGTGGTGCGGGGGGGCACAGGGGTCGTGCCCCGCCTTGGCCAAAACCAGGGCGTGGGGGTGGACGTAGACCACGTGCTCCCCAGGGGGCAGGAAGCGGGCATAGCGCAGGGCAATGGCCTCTACCATGCCCTTCTTCTACCTTCCCATCGGGGTCATTCAGGGGGCAGGGCGTGGGCGGCCCGGAGCAGAACCCGGCGTTCCAGGGCCTCGAGGATGGCCTCGTATTCCTCGGGCTCCAAATGCTCCAGGAGTACCGCCTTGAGCTCATCCACGTACCCCAACAGGGCTTGGGCCGCTTTGGCCTGGGCGTTCTTGGCCGCGGTGTCAGCCCGCATCCGCACCGCCGTCACCACCCGCATGGCCGCCTCTCCCAGGCGGTCGAGGTAAGACTGGGCCTCCCGCATCAGGCGTTCTATTTGGCCCAAGACCTGGGCATAGGCCCGGGCCTCCCGCCCCTCCTCCTGGGCCAAGGCCTCCAGATGGGCGAAGAGGGCCTCGAGGGCCTTTTGGCGCGCCTCGATGGCCTCCGCCCCTTCCAGGAGGTACCAGACCACCGCCTTGAGCATGGCCACCTCCCGGTCCGTGGCGTCCAGGTCCCCCAGGGCCAGAACCTCCTCGTAGAGGGCCCGCAGGGTGGCCTGGGCCCTTTGGGAGTAGAGGCCGTGAATGGGGGGGCGGCCCGGGGGCTTCCGCTCACCACGGGCCACCCGCACCCGGGTGCCCGCCCCGTGGACGGAGCACACCGAGTACCCGCTTACCGCGGGGTTTTTGCATTGCTGCCCGGTGCTTTTTGACCGGGCTTGGCACCGCTGAGCCCCATTGGGGAGGTAGGGCTCGAGGTTGGGGTCCTTTTTCCGCTTTCCCATGCTTCCTCCATGAGGTTCCCGGAGGCTGGGGCGGCCCATGAGGTTCCCCAGGGGGACGGGCCGCCTATTCCGGAATGCGGTCCTCGCACGGGCCCGTGCGCCCGGCCTCGAGGAGGCACCCCCGCTCCACGTCCCACATTACGCATCCGCACGGGTCTGCCCGCCTCAGGGCCTCCCGCACCGCCTCCTCCCCGAAGGCCAGGACCAACACGGGGTGGGGGATGCGGTCCGGGGAGGGGACAAACCCCATCTCGCGGCTCAAAACCGATAGCTCCCAAGCTAAGGGGGTTTTGTGGTAGCGGTAGCCCGCCAAGCGGGCCGCCTCGAGGGCAATCCGGACAGGATAGGCCCGCACCGGATCGCCTGCCAAATACCACCCGTAGGCCCAGCGGGCCGGTACCTCCACCCCGTTCACGCGGGCCACGTAGCGCTCCCCGTTCCATAGGATGGTGGCATCGTGTAACTCCCCCGATGGGGCTTCTGCCACGGCCCGCAGGGGGAAGGTAGCGTAGTGCAGGCGCCAGTCCTCCAAGAGGCTGTAAATCATGCGCACGCTCATCCCCATGTGGGCGGCCAGGGTAGATATGGTCCCCTCCCGCCCCATGAGGGCCAGGAGGAGGAGGTGGCGGCGATCCGCCCACCAGGCTGCTGCCTCCCATGAGCGGGCCTCCCCCCGGGGGCGCTCCTCGCGGATGCGCCTCACGGCGTCCACTCCCTGGGCCAGGGCCTCGAGGACCGCCTCCTTGAGCTCGGGATGGGCTTCCCGGTCCAACCACTCGTACCAGCGGAGCTCAGCCACGGACGTAGATCACCTCCCCTAGAGGCAGACACACCACCCGAGCGTAGGCCCAGGCGCGCGACCCGTCCAGGACCAACCAGGGGCGGGCACCTACGGGGGCAGGGAGAACTCTCGATGCTGGCATGGGGCCTCCTCTACAGGAGTCTCCCGTTCGCCCGCACCACCACGGGCGAGAGCCATAGGGCCTCTACCCGATCCTTCCTTCGCATGGCGTTGCCCCGGGCCAAAATCTCCACCCGGACCCACCCCCGGCGCTCCAAGACCTCCTCGTAGAGGGGGGAGGGATAGCCCGAGAGGACCACCATCCCCCGCAAGGAGAGGACGGTCTCGAGGAGCTCCCGGTGCCAGGCCTCCGTGGCCGTGTCCACCTCGTACTGGGCCCCGGGCTGGGCCCGGGTCGAAGCGAGGTAAGGCGGGTCCAGGTAGAAAAGGGACTCGGGGGCGTCGTACTCCTTCATAACTGCAAACGCATCCCTGTGCTCAAACTGGACCCGCCGAAGGCGCTGGGAGGCCGCCAGAAGGTGTTCAAAGGGGCCCCAGGCCTCCGAGGGGGTAATGGCGAAGCGACTCCCACTACGCACATAGCGCCACGAACCGCCCCAGACCCCCTGCCAGCTCGCTACGAAGAAGCGTCGGGCCCGTTCCACGGGGTCGTCCTGGGGCTCCCCGAGGCCCTGGAGGCACCGCTCATACTCCAGGCGGTGCCAGGGAGTAAGCTCCAGGGCCCGCACCAGGCGGGCGCAGAGGCCCTCGTCCCTGAGGACCAGGAAGAAGTTGTAGACCTCACCCCCCAGGTCGTTCCAGACCTCGAGGGGGCTCGGGGCCTTTTGGAGGAGAACCGCCGCGCTTCCACCGAAGGGCTCCACGTAGGCGTCATGGTGGGGAAAGTGGCGGATGATCCAGGGGGCAAGACGCCACTTCCCCCCAGGGTAGCGGAGCACAGGCCGAGTGACTACCACCCCTACCCCCTCGCGAGCCTCTCCAAGAGGTGGAGGATGGGCCTGGCGTCCAGGCGATAGCGCCCCATGACGTCTTGGGCCGCCCGGGAAAGCTCCTCGGGGGACGCGCCCATCCGCTGAATGAAGCCCATTACGTCCCGGAGCTCACGCTTCTTCTCTTCCTGGTCCTGGGGGTTCTTGACCTGGGCCAGAATCTCGCGAATGCGGGCAGCCTCAGCCAGAGCCCCGCGCAAGCAGCAGCGGACCCCGGGGCGCCTACCCGCCGCGCGCCCGTTGCTGGCCACATGCAGCTCGTACCCCCCGCACCAGGGGCAAATCCCCATATCTATGGCAATCCCGTCCTCCGGCACACCCAGTTCTAAAGCCCATTCCGGCATTCCAGGGCGCATCATCTCACCTCCCAGCCCACGTCGTGGCGGCTTCCCGGTCTTCCGCCACGATGGCCTCTATCAGGTCCTCCAAGGGGTCTTTGGCCGCCTCAACCGCGGGCGCGGGGGGCGGCGTGACCCGTTCCAGTTGCCGCTCGAACCAGAGAATGGGGCGGTTCAGGTCAGGCCTCGAGGCCAGGCCCTCGAGGGCCTGTTCCACGGCGCGGACAAAAGCCGTAGCTCCCAGGCGCCGAAAATGGCGGGCCACGGGCCCGTGGAGCCATTCGTCCCAGGCCCGCCGATCCGTAGCGAAGCGGCGAAGGGATTTGAATCGCTCCCACAACCCGGCTTCCCGCAACGCCCGCACGGCCAGGGCCCCGTCCTCGGTGTGGGGCGGAGGCGGAAGGCGATCCGGTAGGCGCGCTTCCCAAGCGGCCATAACGGCAGATTTGTGAAAGTCTTCACGGGCCGCCGGGAGAGCCTCGAAGGGGCTTTGGCCAGGCTCACGGTTAAGCGCAGAGGTTTTTTCTTCCCCCCCACCACCACCGTCGCCGCCTTGGGCCTTGTGGGGAGTGGCGGAAGAGGGGGTAGTAGTGGTTGTTGTTTTTAGGTCTATGGATAGATCTATTGGATAGGTAGGGTCAACCGGGTTGACCACCCCAGTAAACCCAGTTGACCACGCCGGTAAACCCAGTTGACCACCCTGGTCAACGTCGTTTACCACCTGGTCAACCCCGTTTACCACCTGGTCAACGTCGTTGACCACCTTCGTTTTGTCCAGGTCAGCTAGGCGTTCTGGATACACGCGGTAAACCCGCCTCTTAACGTCCTCCTCCACATGCCACTCCACGATGCCCAGGCTGCGGAGGCGATCCAAAACTTTAATCACGCCCTGCCGCGTCATGTCCGTTTTCTCCCCAATCGTGCTTAGGCTGGGCCAACATATCCCCTGGTCGTTGGCTAAGTGAAGCAGGTACAAAAGGATCAGCTTTTCGCTTTTGTCTAAGGGCGAATCCCAGACCAAGTGGTTGTAGCGATACATACCTACTCTCCTCCGGCGTGGCCCAAATCCGCCACCAGGGAATGGAGGGCCTCGAGGCGGGTCTGCCCCCACCCGTAGCCCACCATCCGCCCCTCATGCGAGAAGGCCACGGCTTCCCAACGCTCCAAAACGGTGTTCCGCCCAAGATGCACCTCGTAGCCCAGGCCCTGCAGTCGGGCCATGAGGGCTTCCGCCTCCCGCTGGGCCCGCTCCAGGGCCACAAGGTCCTCATGGGCCAGCTCCTCAGCCCGCATCCTCCACCTCCTCAGCTTCGGGAACCTCTCCAGCGTCCACGTAGCCCCGTACGATGTCCGCTCGATCGGTTATGGGAATGTCTGCCTCCTCCATCTCCTTGACCAGGGCGCGCAGCCGGGCCAAAAACGCTTCGGCCTCGTCAGGGCCCAGATCGGCGTACCCCTGCACCTCCCGACCCACCACCAAAGAGGCCAACCGACGGGCGGTCTCTCTGTCGTGGGCCAGGCCCAACTGCTCCAAGAGCCGGGACGCCTCGCTGGGCTTGGGCAGGCGGGGGGAGACGGGCATGGAGGCGGATTCGACGTGGTCTACCCCCATTTCCTCCACCGGGGTCACGGCTACATCAAAAGCCCTGCGAAGGAGAAAAACCTCGAGGACCTTCTGGTGCATGGCGGCGGGGTGGCTGTTCCATGACCCTCCCCTTTGGGCGTACTCGCTGAACCAGACCCCGCCCTCAAAAACCTGTTCCCTCCCGGTATCGGGGTCGTACACCCGCACCCGGCCCCGGAGGTAGATGTCCGGCTTGCCGGTGTAAGGGTTTTCCATTCGCTTGGGCTCCTCCACCTCGAGGCTCCACGCCCGGCCCGAGGTGTGGGCCACGTGGAGGAGCCCGTCCCGGGTGATGTAGACGTTGTGGCGGCGGTCCTTACCCCCGGGGATCAGCACCACATGCCGGAGGAGGGGGTCCAGGCCGTAGCGCTGGCAGATGGCCAGCGCCAGATGGACGTCCTCATCGGGTACGCCCGCAAAAAGCCGCTTCCGTGCTAGCGCAGCGGTGTTCCTTTCCGTCATGGGCACCTCCTAAAAGGGGAGCTCACTCGCCTCATCGAAGCCATGTAAAGGCTCCCCCAAATGGCGCTCGATCAGATCACGGATGGCCTTGAGGGCTTCGCCATCCTCTATCAGGCCGAGGACCCATTTGTGGATGATGGCGGCGATTTCCTCGATGATGGCTTGACCCGCGTCCAGTCCTTCACGCATCCTTCCTCACCTCCACACGCCCATCGCCTCCCGGGCCTCCCATAGGGCTTCCCTTAGAGCGGCCTCGTCCCTGTGGTCCCAGGCGTCCAGGATCCGGCGCAAAAGCGCCTCCGGGTCCGGAGCGAAGAGAGAGGGCTGGGCAGTCTGAACCACGTCTGGGGACTCCCCGTAGGCCCGGGCATAGGCGTGGGCCATGAGACTGTAGCGCCGGTGGGTAGTCTCAAAGTAGCTGCGGATGTAGGCCAAAATACGCTTGGCCTGGTGCTTTTTGGCGGGGGATTTAGCCTCGGGAGCGTTGAGGTTGAGGAGCACGTAGCGGTTGGTCTCAGGGTCCATCCCGATGAGGTAGCCCATCGGGGCCGCTTTCTCTGCCGCCAGGGCCACGGCGTCCCGCGCCTGGCGGTCCCCCACCCCGAGGGCCTGGGCCAGCTCCTCGCGGCTAAGCCCCTCGGGGGACCGGGAGAGAACGCGAAAAACCTCACGGGCGAGCTCAAGATCCACGTTCCACCTCCTTTGGCAACCAAGCGATGAAGGCTGCGGCGATGCCGGTGCTGGTTGCGGCAAAGGCGGCCCAGGGGTCCCACGCCCACCAGGCCACCCCTACGGCCAACGAAAAGAGGAGGCCCCGGATCATAGGAGCCTCCGTACGGCCTCCTCTTCGGAGGGGGCCCAGCTCGAGTCCGCCTCCACCCGCCATTCCCTGCGCACGTCGTCATAGCGCAGGACCCGGGCGCGGAACCACACCTCGGCGTCCCTGGGGCCGTCCTGGCGCTCCAAGACCACGGCAGCCCCGCGCTCGCGGGCAATGCGCCGCATCAGGGCCACGTGGGCTGGGAGGACCCGGACTGTCCAGGCGCCACGGGCCAGCTCTTCAGCCTCCCACCGGTTGATTTCATCTTGGGTCCAATGGTGTAAAATGGGCTTGCACACGCTGCACCACCTTTCCTTCAGGCGGGCCTCTGGCCCGCCTCGAGGGCTTTTAGGGCGGAACGGGGAACCCGGTACCGGCGCCCCACGCGGAAGACAGGGATCGCCCCCGAACGCGCCATTTGGTAGGCTGTGCTGTAGCTGATCCCCAGGAAGGACGCCACTTCGTGGAGGCTCAGGGTGCCTCCTTCCCCATGTCGCTCCATAAGGGCCGGGGCCTGCCGCATCAGGCGGGCTAGCTCCTGGTCCAACGCCGCGGCTTCCTGGAGGTGGCGGGCTCTGGCCTCGAGGAGATCGGCCATGCGGGGGAAAAGCTCATGGAGACTCACAGGGCGGTCCACGTTTACCTCCGAACGTCCTCCTTGCTGAGCCAGGGGAGGAACTCCTCGCTGAACCATTGGAGGACTTCCCTTTGAGGGGCTTCCAGCGCCTGGATAAGCCTCATGAGGGTAGGGAGGCTCGGCCTTCTCCGACCTCGTTCTATGTGGGAGATCATCCCCTGGGACACCCCTACCTTCTGAGCCAGCGCCCCCTGCGATAACCCGCGCGATTCTCGAAGCGCTCGTAGCCGGTCACCCAACATCACTACCGATAGTAGCTACATGGGGGATATAAGTCAATACCCTTAGTTGTGATATGGCTGCTAGTATAGCTAATACAGGAGGTATTTATGGGCGACCCGGCTGAGGCAATCCGGAAACGGCTACATCAGCTCGGTCTGAGCCAGGCCCGGTTTTCCGTTATGGTGGGCAAAAGTCCGGGCTGGGCAGCGGCCAGGTTTTTGCCCAACGTGGAAGGGGCCGTGCGCTACATGCAGTATCGGGAGCCGGAAACCCTGACGCGGCTCTTGCGGGCCCTCCAGTGGACGCCGGAGGAGTTTAGCCAGGAAACGGGCATTCCCCTAGAACCTCCTTCCCCGGAGATTATTCAGATGGCCCAGGTCCCCGTGGTGGGGGTGGTGTCCGCAGGCCGTGGGGAAAGCTACGTGGAACCCCTAGGCCACGTAGAAGTTCCCCAAGAGATCGTGGCCAGATACGGGGATGGCCTCTTCGCCTTGAGGGTGAGCGGGGACTCCATGTTTTGCGAGGAGCTCCCCTACGCCATTCCCCCGGGAGCGTACGTGGTGGTGGCCCCGCACCTCGCCCCCCAGCCTGGGGACGTGGTGGTGGTGTGGAACGAGGAGCACAACGTGGGCTACCTAAAGGAATATCAACCCAAGGAAAAGGGCTATCAGGTCCTACGCAGCTGGAACCCAGAGGTGCCCCCCATCGTGGTTCAGCCGGAAGATTCCATCCGCATTCAAGGGGTGGTGGTGTACGTGGGCTTCAACCCCCGGGAAGTCCAACGCAAGGCGCTGAGGGTGCGGCCATGAGGCGCAGGGCGCCCGGCGAAGGCATGATCCGCCGCCGTAAGGACGGGCGGTACGAGGTGCGGGTGGAGGCTCCCCCTGGGCCGGACGGGAAGCGGCGCCGCCTGGTGGCCTACGCCAAGACCCGGGAAGAGGCTTTGAAGAAGCGGGCGGAGCTCCTTATCCGGGCCGGGCGGGAGGCCCCCAAGGAGGCCCGCATAACCTTAGGGGAATGGATCAGCGGCTATCTCAAAAGCCGGGAGGGGGAGGTGCGGCCCAACACCCTCGCCCGATACCGCACCTACGTCAAGCATCTCGCCCCCCTCAACGACCTCCCCCTCACCGAACTCACCGTGGCTCGCCTCGAGGCCCTCTATAAGGACCTCTCGGCACGGATCGGTCGCAGCCACCTGGCCCACATCCGCACCTTCCTCCGAGCGGCGCTCAGAAAAGCTGTGCGCTACGGGTACCTCGAGCACTCCCCCGCCGAGATCGCGGAACTCCCCAAAACCCCCCCTGAAACGCGCCGGGCTCGAGCCCTCTCCCAAGCCGAGATCGAGCGCCTCCTCGAGGCGGCCCAAGGCACCCGCTACTACCCCATCCTCTACACCACGCTCGCCCTCGGCCTGCGCCGGGGGGAGGTGCTGGGCTTGCGGTGGGAGGACGTGGATTGGGTGCGGGAAGAGGTGTCCGTCCGCCGCATCGTTACCCTGGTGGAAGGCATCCCCGTGGTGGGGCCCCCAAAGACCACGGGGTCCTACCGAGTCCTCCCGCTACCCTCCGACCTGAAAGCGGTGCTGTTAGAGTGGAAGGCCGCCCTCCGGGCGATGGACCTGGATGGAGGGTGGATCTTTCCCGCGGAAACATCCCCGGAGACGCCCATAAATCCCCGGAACCTGGAGCGGGCCTACAAAAACCTCCTCAAAAAGGCCGGTCTCCCCCCATACCGCTTCCATGATTTACGCCATACCTTCGCCACACGGATTTTGGCCGCGGGAGTGGACCCGAAGACGGTCTCCGGCCTCCTCGGCCACGCCACCGTAGCACTCACCCTGGATATCTACACCCATCTGGAGCGGGAGCGTATGAAGCGGGCCGTCCAGGGGGTGTTGGGAGTGAACAAGCGGGTTTGAGTTTGGTGGTCAGTTGGTGGTCAAAAGGCTATCCCCGGGGCCAAAAGCCCCGGGGATTTTGCCTTTTCTGAGCTGGTGGGCGATGGTGGACTTGAACCACCGACCTCACGCTTATCAGCCCGCAAAGGGAGGGAGGTTAGGAACGGGGTTTGTGGCGGGAACGGGGTTTTTGCTTGCCGTTGGTGCCTGCTGGTGCCCGTTGGTTCCGGTTGTTTAGGTGTAGCAAGGTGTCAAGGGGGAGGGCTCCGGCGCGGTGGTCCTCCTCCATGAGCTGCTGGTAGACGCGAACCGTAAAAGTGGGGTCAGTGTGGCGTAACCTGGCCGCCACCACTTTGGGGGGGAGGCCTGCCCGGAGGGCGAGGGAGGTGTAGGTGTGCCGGAGGCCGTGGGGGGTGATGCGGGAGACCCCGGCCTTTTCCTGCAGGGCGTAGAAGGCCCGCTTGAAGTTGTTGTATTCCATGGGGGTTCCCCGGGTGGAAGGGAACATGAGCCCGTGGTCCTGCCAGTCTGGGGTGGAAGCCTTCTCCTCCTCCAGGCGTTCCCGCCACCAGGCGAGGAGGGCTTGGGTGTCCGGGTCCAGGTAGATGGGGGCCACGCTTCCCGGCGTCTTGGCCGGGCCCAGGGTGCCGTCCCGGCGCAGGGTGTGCCGGACGTGGAGCACGTCCCCCTCCCAGTCCTCCCACCGGAGGGCCAGGGCCTCCCCGGGCCGGAGGCCGGTGGCGAGCATCAGGGCGAAGAGGGGATAGAGGCGGTGGCCCTTGGCGGCCTCCAAAAATGCGGCCACCTCCTCGGGGGTCCAGGCCCGGGCGGGGCGCACCTGGCCTCCCCGGGGGGGATCCACGGCGTCCATGGGGTTCTTGTCCAAGAGCTCGGCCCGCACGGCGTCCCGGAGGGCGGCCCGAAGAAACTGGTAGATGTGGCGGCGGTGGGAAGGGGAGAAGCCAGCGAGTTCGGCGAAGAAGGCCCGGAAGGTGAGGGGGCTAAGGCGGGATAGGGGCAGGTGGGCGATGGGCTCCACGTGCTTCAGGTACACGTGGTAGTTGCGTATGGTGGTGGGCCGCAGGTCCCGGGTGGCGGCCCTTTGCTCCACCCAGGAGGCCAGGTAGTCCCCGAGGCGGAGGCCGGCGGGGTCCGGCACCCAGCCTATGCTGGCTTTGGGGAGGAGGCGGGCCAGCTTTTCCGCCACTTCCCGCCTGGTGCGGCCGTAGACCCACTTCTTGCGCTGGCGGCCGTCAGGGGTGTAGCCCAGGGTCACGAAGCCCGCCCAGCGGCCGTCCTTGCGCTGGAAGATGGAGCCTTCTCCCCTGCCCCGCTTGCGCTTCATCACAGGCGCGGCGTGATAACCCTTTCCACCTGGGAAAGAAGCTGGCGGGCAGTATTTACGTCTTTCTGTAATGGGGTCCAGCAGTCATAGCGGGCCTTACGGCTTAGGCGATAGAACCTCCTGTAAGCGGCTACCAGGTCTTCGGGCAAATCTGACTGGGTCAGGTAGTCAAAAGTTTCCTCGTGGTCCTTCGGCTGGAGCCCGCGCTTAGCGAGGTAGGCCCGCACCAGATGGAGGGCTGCGTAGAACCTGATGGTAATGGCCCAGTCCAAGGCACCGGGATCGTTGGCTTCCAAGTTAATGGCTACGTCCTTGTTGTGCTGGGCCTGTTTCTTGTGGGCGCTGGGGTCAGGCATCCTCTTCCACGTCAAGCAGCACGGTGACCTTGTGCTTGCGGGACAGCCTGACGAACTCAACCGCGAGGTCGTTGTATCTTTCGTCCACGGCCTCTGGGCTTGGGACGTAGGCGGTAAAGACGTAGATAGGCCCCTCCTTCTCGGGCCCGTTGTACCTAGTGATGAGGTTGCGGGCCCTGTAGGCCTCCAGCAACGAGATGGCTTCGCCCAGGGCGCGGTTCACGGCCAAGTTTGATGTTACCTCTTCGTGAGCCCCGTTGACAGGTGTGGTGCTCACCATGGGTTTACCGTTCCAGATGCTTTGGCTTTGGTGGATGTGGCTCATGCCCCCTCCTCCATTTCCTCAAGGAAGGCCTTCAGGTTCTCGTAGAGAAACTTGGCCTGCGTAGGGTCCAAGGCGAAGGCCCCTACTAGGGACTCGTGAAGGGCGTACTGGTCAGGTCCTGTGGGCAAAGGCATACCGGAGAAGAAAGCCAAAAAGACTATGCGAATGTCCTTCCTGCGGCTGACTGTCATGCCGGTTACGTACAAGGGTGTGGCCTTGTTGGGGTCTGAAACGGTGTAACGATTGAGGGAAGGCTGGGTCAGGCCTTGAGGCTGTTGGGTCTCTTGGGGTTCAGGCATAGGGGCCTCCTTTCAGTTCCAGTCGGAAAGCCAGACCTTCAGCCGGCCGTCCGCATCTGGCTTGATGAGGTAGTAAGTGTTGAAGGCTTTGTTGAGCACTTCTCTTGGGGGCCTACCTTGGCAGACCAGGGTTTGCCGCCACTTCTTGACGACGTGGACCTCGGCCATGTCGGGCAAGCCTTTCACGGCGGTGATTCTCATGGGTTCAAGCTCCTCGGTCCGAAGCACGCACCCCTGGCTTTGGCGTTCCCGGATGAAGGGGAGAACCTTCCGTTCCAGGAAGTCTGCGAAGGCCCACTCGTAGAGGGGGGCCCAGTCGTTGGTGCTCAAGGCGTAGCGATAGGCTGAGTCGTAGCCCCTCGCCACGGCCTCAGGTGAGGAAGCCGGGGATTTGGCCTTTTGGGGCGAAGACCCCTGCGTCACAAGGAAGAGGAAACCGAGGACTATCAGGATGGCGATGCCCACGTAAAGCGTTTCCTTCCGGCTTTGGGCAAGCCAGTTTTTGAGGTGGATCGCGAGGCCATCCCAAAACCCCGGAGGTTTTGGCGCTTCCCAGAGACCGAGCTTGCGCATGGCGGCCTCGGAGGAAGCCGCCTGGTAGAGAAGCCTCAACTCCTCGGGCCCCCAGGTCATCACCCCCAGGGCTTCGGCGTTTTCCAGCGCCGGCTTGGTGAACCCCGAGGGGCAGATGAGGATGCCCTTGTGGGCCCTATGGAGGTCTTTGGCCGCGTGGGTCAGCCTCACCAGGTTTGCGTCTGCCGGGGCGGAAAGGTTTTTGCACTGGATGAGGTAACGCTTGCCCTGGGGGCTTATGGCTTCCACGTCAAGGCCGTTGTCCGGGGCGTTGGTCTGGCTTGGGCGGGAGGCCTTCCACCCGGGCAGGCGGGCGAAGAGGGCCTGGACCACCAACTCAAGCAGCTCCCCCCTATCCACCTGGACCAAATAGGCCGGGTCTTCAAGCAGTTTTAGCAGCGGATCGGGCCTCATTTGACTTCCCGGATGCTGATCTTCCGGTAGACCTCCCCGAGCACCTTGACCTCTTCGGGTTCCAGGATGGGGCCTTTGGGGTTATCGGAAACCAGGATCCAGCGGTTGCCTACCCGCCGGGCCCGCTTGATGGTGATGCCGTCCCCGATGATCTCCACGGCGTAGACTTTGCCCTCCCGGAGTTCCCGAAGGTTCTGGTCCACCAGCACCAGGTCCCCGTCCCGGAGGCCGTCTTCCTCTCCGGTGTCCATGGAGTCCCCTTCTACCTGGATGAGCACGGAGCCCGGGCGAACCAGGGGGCGGGGGACGGGCATGCTCCCGGACTCGGGCCAAGGCCGCCCCGCCACGCCGGAGCCCACCACGGGCACCCAGACCACATCCTCCCGAGGCTCCCCCGAGGGGCGGTAGACCAGGGGCACGTCCAGGCCCGTGGCTTCGGCGAACTCCTCCGGGGTCCAGCGGAGGGCGCTTAGCAGGGCAAGGAACTTTTCCGCCCCAAGATTGAGCGGGTGAACCCGGCCTACCTCGAGGTCGGAGATAGTTTTTTGCGAAAGGATATCGTTCGTGGCGGCTTCTAGGTCTTCTTGAGTGAGGCCAAGCTGCTTGCGGCGGGCCTTTATAGCCTCACCCCATGCTGGTCTTTGGATTGCCCTGGCCCCACCTTTCACCACCACACCACTAAGATAGAGCGTCATATACCACATGTTTACCCTTTGCTCGGTACTGATGCTTGACTAAACATTGAGGCTGAGGTATCCTCCGGGTGAAATGACGAGGCTTTTGACCACTAAGGAGGTCGCCCAGCTCCTTCGGAAAAGCCCTCTCTGGGTACGCCGCCAAATCCGTGCCGGGGCGCTTAGGGCGGTGCGCGTAGGAAGGGAGTACCGGGTCAGGGAGGAAGACCTGGCTCTTTTTTTGGGCTTCAACTCTGATATATCGGTACCGATAGACCAGAGTGGGGAGGCAAAATGACCTCCCTCCTCGCCTTCTACTCCCTCCTCGCCCTCGCCCTCTACGCCCTGCTGGGCGTCTACGTGCGGGCCCGGTACGGCCAGCCCGGGCCCGCCCTAGCCGCCGCCATGGCCTTCCTCGCGGGGCTCATGGCGGCGGTGCTGGTGGTGCTGGCCGTGGGAGGTGCGCGGTGAAGGTTCCGAAGTGGCTTTGGGACTGGGGCTTGGACGTTCTGGGGGGGCTCCTGGCGGGGCTCATCATCCTCTGGGCCCTGGTCCAGGCCCCCGTTCCGGGGAGGTGAGGCATGAAGAGGATTGAAATCCGCGAGCTGAAGGGGAAAGACATCCTGGCACTGGTGCGTTTTGACTGCGAGGAGTGTGGTGGAACAGGGGTCGTGGAGCATCCCCTGTGGAAGCAGTATTGGGACGAGTGGCGTGCCCTCGGGAAGCCCAAGAGCTGGCTTGAGCAGGGGCATATAGATACGTGGTTCAGCGAGAGGGGTGAAATCCCACCGGAAAAGGAGGAGATTGACTGCCCCTTGTGCGAGGGCACGGGCAAGCGGGAGGCGTGGCTTCCCGTGGCTCAGGTTTTGGAGGAACTGGGTTGCTTCTAGGGGGGGAACATGCCGAAGCTCATGACGGTTGAAGAGGCGGCGGAATACCTGGGCATTCCCACGAAGCACATCTACGCGGCGGCGCGGACGAAGCCGGGGCATCCCTTTCATCTGCGGCACGTGAGGCTGGGCAAGCGCCTCTACTTCCGGGCGGAGTGGCTGGACGAGTGGACCGAGCGGGTGGCCTCTGAGCCTCCCGCTAGCGTTTTGCGGCTGGAAAGGAGGGCGGAATGACCCTGCACGAGCGCATCCGGCAACTGGAGCGCGGTTTGACGTTGGCTATCCGGCGCATGGGCGTGGACCCCGAGCGGCCCGAGCAGGCCCCGGAGGTTTGGAAGGAGGCCAGGCAAGCGGTGGCCTGGGGGCAGGAGGCTGCCCCTGAGGGGCGGGCCTACGTGGACGCGGTGCGCCTGGTGGACGAGTTGGAGCTGTACGAGGCTTTGGCCGGGGTAGAGCACGTGCGGGTGCGCCACGCCCCGGCGGATCGCCCGGGCGAAGCGGCCTTGGCCCGCCTCGAGGCCCTGGGGTACGACGTGCACGTGGAGGACATCTGGGGCCCTCGGGACGGGGAGCGCTGGTGGTGGGCCCGGGCCCGCTACGAGGGGCGGGAGGTGGCCCAGGCCATCGGGGCTACCCGGGAGGAGGCTCTGGAGTGCCTGATGGGGGAGCTGGGACTATGAAGCGGCTGAAGCTTGAGGACCTGCGGCGGATCGCCAGGAGCTACTTTGACGACCTGCGGGTGGAGCGGCTAGAGGACTCCCTTAGGTGGGTGGCCTCCGGCCGCAATCGGCTTTTCGGCACGCTATGGACGGCCACGGGCCGCACGGAGCGGGAGGCCCTGGAAGCCCTGCTGGGGATCCCTCACAAGGAGGCGTCATGAGCCAGCTGAATCTCCCCCTGGACATGCCGGAGGACATCCGCCGGCAGATAGAAGACCTCGCCCAAAAGAACCCCGGCATGGCCCAGGGGCTCCTGCGCCTCTGGGAGGCGAAGCGGAAGCGGGAGGCGGGCGCTTCTTGGAACGAGACCCCTGCTAAAACGCCCAAGGAGGCCCCCGAGGAGGAGCCCCCTTCCTCGGGGACCCCGGACCGGGCCGGCCTCGAGGCTGCCCCCCCTCAGCGCCCCACCCTGGCCAATACCGACTGGCGGGAGGTGCGCCGCTTTGAGTGGCAGGACCTCCTGGCCAAGGCAGAGCGCACCATAGAGGCCCACGGCTACAAGGAGGTGCTGGGCCCCCTCTGCCCCCTGGTGCGCCTCCTGGTGGCCTACGCCATCCGGGAGGGGGCCCGCCTGGACCCCTCCCGGGAGGCCCACGTCTTCCTCCCCCAGTGGGAGGTGGCCCAGGCCCTGGGCGTCTCCGAGCGCACGGTGGAGCGGTGGCTCCACGACCCCCGCTATGAGAAGTACCGCCGCTACGCCCGCCACTGGATCGCCTGGGAGACCTGGATGACCTCAGGACGGGCCCTGGAGCGGGAGGGGGCGGTGAAGGGGGGCACCGTGTGGCGGGTCAGGGTGCGCCCCGTCTACCGGGCCATCAAGGTCCTGGCCCCCTACCTCCGCCTCCCCTGGCGAGACTTGGAGGAGGACCGGCGGGAGGGCCGGACGGCCCGGGTGTTGAGTGCCACCGACTCAATGTCGGGATATAAAGAGGGTCTTCTACTAGGTAAACCCCTAACCCTAAGGATCGTGGTAGGGAAGCCGTTAGCCACCTGGGAAAGCAAAAAAACCCCGTTACCATTAGATCCCGACACTCGCCGGAACTTCCGGGAACTTCTCCGGCTTTCCAGCGTCCCCGGGGGCCGGAACGGCCGCCGGAACTGGGCCCAGCAGGCGGCGTCCGCCATCGCCGCCGCCCTGGGAGACCAGAAGAGCGTGCGCTTCTGGCTCCGGGTGGTCTGGGCCGCCTTAAAGCAGGCCCTCTTCGGGGGAGGGGAGGGGGCCATGCGCCTCCTCGCCCGGGTGATCCACGTGGCCAGGGAGGCCAGGGAGGACGGCTTCGCCCGTAGCCCTGGGGCCTACGCCCAGGCCCTCCTGCGGCGGGAGGGGTACTGGGACCTGGTGGCCCCCTTCCAGGCCTTCAGAGCGGGGGTGCCCTATGCGGGTTGACAGGGTGCGACTGGATGCGGTGGCGGATATCCTGCGGAACCATCTTCAGGAGGCCTTGGAGCAGCCTGGCCGGCGGGTCCGGTTCGTCCTCCGCACCTCTCCCAGCGATGGGGTGCAGGTCTTCTTGACCTACCGGCCTGATGGCCGGCTGGTCCTCGCCATCCGCCGGCCGGGAGGGAAGGAGGACCCTCGGGAGATCCAGGCCCTGGCCCGGCACATGGGGCTGGAGATACGGGAGGGGCCCATGGAGATGGCGGGCAGGATCCAGAGGCAGGTCGGGCCCAGGAAATACCTGGTGGCCTTTTGTGAGCCAGTCAAGGGAGGCCATAATGCAAATCCTGCTTGAAGACATGATTTCCTGGCATGCCGATTTCGCTCCGGACCTCAAGGAGGCCGTGGCCTTGGCCGAGCGCGCCCTCGAGGCCGCCCTCGCCCAGGGGGCCGAGACCTTCGTCCTCACCTACTCGGGGGGCAAGGACTCCACCGCCACCACCGTCCTCACCCTGGAGTGGTGGAAGCGCAAGGGGAAGCCCGTGGAGATCCACGTGGTCTACGCCGACACGGGGCTGGAGATCCCCACCCTCCACGCCCAGGCCCTGGCCTTCCTGGAGGCGGTGAAGAGGCTCCACCCCGGGGTCCACGTTCACACCGCCCGCCCCCGCCCCGAGGAGAGCTTCTGGGTCCAAATCATCGGCAAGGGCTACCCCCCGCCCCACAACCGCTTCCGCTGGTGCACCCGCAGGTTGAAGATCGCCCCCATGGACCGCCTGGTCCAGAGCCTTCCCGGGAAGAAGGCCATCCTCACGGGGGTGCGCTTCGGGGAGTCGGACGCCCGGGACCAGAGGCTCATTCTCTCTTGCTCCCGGGGCGGGGAGTGCGGCCAGGGGGTGCTCTTCCAGGAGGCCAAGCGCCTGAATGCCCTCTACGTGGCCCCCATCGCCTTCTGGCGGGAGTGCTTCGTGTGGGACTACCTGAACTTCGTGGCCCCCTCCCTGGGCTACCCCACGGAGGGCCTGGAGGCGGTCTACGGGGGCCGGGACACCCGCTTCGGGTGCTGGACCTGCACCGTGGTGCGGCGGGACAAGGCCATGGCGCGGGCTCTGGAGAACGGCCACGCCCACCTCCTCCCCCTCTACGAGTTCCGGGAGTGGCTTTGGGCGTGGACCCGGGATCCCCGGACCCGGGAGAAGCGGAAGGACGGCAAGCCCGGGAGGCTCACCCTGGAGGCCAGGCGGGAGGTGTACCGGAGGTTGAAGGAGGTGGAGGCGAAGCTCGGGATGGAGTTCCTCACTTCCGAGGAGGAGGCTTTTTTGAGAGATAGGATGGAGGAATCATGACACCTAGCCAGAAAGCCTTTGGGTTGGCCCTACTTGTGGGCATCGTGGCCCATTTCTGGTCCATCTGGTCCCCCAGGCCTCAGGTGGGTGGAGGGGAGGCGGCCCTTTCGGGGGCGGCCCTCGAGGTGCCCCCGCAAGCGGCGGCCCTCGAGGCGCCCCCTCGGGAGGAACCCGGGGACTGCCAGGGGAACATCACGTCCATCTTCCGCGCCGGGGCCCAGGTGGTTTTCCAGTACGAGGGGGTGGCGGAAGAGGTCAGGGTGACCTGGCCAGGCGGCGAATACCGCGCCAGCACGGCGGACACCTGCACCGGCACGGAGTGCCGCTTCACCCTGCCCCGCCCGGGCGTGGCGGACGTGAGAATCGCCCTGGACTCGTGCCCACCGGAGCCCGCCCCTTGACACCTAGAGGCGTGCTATGATGCGGGGGATGGAACTCAAAAAAGGGCGCCCCGGTAGGCGTATCCTGGCCCTCGCCACCCGCAAGCGGAACCCGGTGCCGATTGAGTCCCAGCCGCTGGAAAACCTCCTCTATGCCCTTCTGGGGAGCCCAGTGGCCGCCCGGTCCATCTCCGAGGCCCTGGAAGGGGACATCCGCAACCTCCACGGCTGGGACATCCAGGACCTCATGGCCCTCCCCGGCGTGGGGGAGGGGGTGGCTGGCCGACTCGCGGCCCTAGTGGAACTTGTGCGCAGGCTTGTGAAGCGCTAAGGTTCACTTCGCCCGGGCGGTTCGCCCTGGCGTTCCGGCCCGCCGCTTCGCCCTGGCGGGCCGGGCTTTTTTTGCCCGCCTCTGGACGGCAGGCTGAGGGCATGGCCTATCAGCGGGTGCCCGTGGACCCCAACGCCCCGTTGAAACCGGGCAAGACCTACGAGATCGTGGCGGCCCACAAAGGGGGGGACGTTTCCCGGGTCACGCGGGCCGATTTGGAGCGGGCCCTGCGGGCCAAGTACGGCCCTGGGGTCCGGGTGTTGGACTGGGGGAAGCGGGGGAATGACCTGGTGATCCGGTTGAAGGTGGAGGCCACGTCTTCCTCCGCCGGAACCTCTGACCCCTGGGCCGTGCCTCCCGCCTACGGGGGGGCGGGATGCGGGTCCACCAAGTGCCCCCAGCCCATGGGCTACCTGGGCGGGGGGGACATCTACCCGGCCCTCCTGCCCGCCCTGGCCCTCAGCGCCGCCGCGGTGATCGCCGTCCTCTATCTGGTGTGGCGCATCGTGGCCGAGCTGAAGGAGGCGGTGGAGCTGGTGCCGGCCCCGGCCCGGGCGGCCGCCGTGGCGGGCGCGGGGGTGGGGGTGGGGGCCCTCGGGCTGGCCGCCCTGGGCGTGGTGGCCCTGGCCCTTGTTGGTGGAAGGAGAAGGAGGGCGTATGCCTAAGCGGAAGACCAGGAAGACCAAGAGGAAGAAGCGCTCTCGGAGGTAGACCATGCTCCGGCTCAAGCTCCCGGAGGAGGTCGTAGGCGAGAAGGCCGTCCTGGAGGAGGAGGGGGAGGCCAAAGAGGTGAAGGCCGTCCCCCTCCAGGGGCCTTTAGACCCCATTCTGGAGGCCGCCGTGGAGTCCCAGCCCCGGGTGGCCGGGCCTAAAGAGGCCTCGCAGGAGGAGCCCGCCAGGCCCGAACCCGAGCCCGAGGAGCCCCCCAGGGGCGCCCCTAAGAAGAGCCCCTTCGGCTTTCTCGCGGCCCTGGGGGCGGGGGCCCTGGTCCTCCTGGGCGTGGCCCTGGCCGGAAAAGGAGGTGCGAGTGCAAGCGGTAGTGGAGGAACCCCAGGCGCAAACCCCACCCCCACCGCCCCCGGTGGAGGAAGCGGAAGCGGCCCCGTCATCTGGTAGCTGGGAGCCCCTAGGCGAGGAGGCCCTAGGGGACTTCTCCGAGCTTCCGCCGGCGGAGCCTCCCGTGATCCCCTTCACCGGGGAGGAGATCGCGGGCGGGGCGGCGTTTTTGCTCATGCTCGGGGTGCGGGTCCAGTCGGAGGAGGAAAAGGCCGCGTTTCTGCGGGCTTGGCAGGGGGCCCTCTTCGGCCTCATGCCCCCGGCCCACGTGCTGGACGTCCTGAAGGTCGGGGAGGCCCTGGCCCAGTACGGCATCGGGAAGAACCGCATGCCGGGCATGGGCAGCGTGGAGAACCTTCCTCCGTGGCTCAGGATCCTCCTGGGCGGCGGGGTGCTGGCTATAGCGGCGTACGGAGGTGTGCGTGCGGTTATGGATGTACGGGCTTCTAGGACTGCTGGGGGTGCTCCTGATGGTGCGCCGCCAAGCGCCTAGTGCCTACATCGTCCTGGACCCCGGCCATGGCGGGCAGGATCCCGGGGCTGTGGCCCCGGACGGCACCCGGGAGGCCGATTTGAACCTGGCCCAGGCCCTCACCCTGAAGGAGTACCTGGTGGCCCTGGGCTACCGGGTGGGGTTCACCAGGACCTCGGACGTCTATGTCCCCCTTTCTGAGCGTATTGCCATGGCCCGGAGGATGGGGGCGAGGCTCTTCATATCGGTCCACCATGACACTCCCACGGCCTCGAGGCCCGGGGTCTACTACTCCCCTCATCCGGGATCCGAGGAGTTGGCCCGCACCGTGGCCGCCGCCTTGGGGGAGGGGGCATGGGTTAGGCCCTCTTCGGCCTCGAGGTTTGGACGCCTCTACATAGACGACTTCCCCGGCCCGGCCATCCTGGTGGAGTTCGGCCCCACGCGGCCCATCAGCAGGGCAGAGAGGATCGCCCGGGCTCAGGCCGTAGCCTCTCCGATAGCTGAGTTTGCGAGGAGGTGGACGGCGTGAAAGAGCGGTGGATCCAAAACGCCATCACGCGCCCCGGACGCCTCCGGGCCTACGTGCGGCGGGTGTACGGGCAGGCGGGTTTTACGCAGCGGGGGACGATCCGAATGGAAATTTTGCGGGAGCTGGCCAGGCGTAAGGACGGCATAGGCAGGGCGGCCCGCTTGGCCATCACCTTGAGGAGGCTGAAATGATCCGCAGGCAAACCATTTGCCGGGTGATCTATCGGGATGCGAAAGGGCGCTTCGTCCGGCCCCCGGAGAAGCCCGCCCGGGTAGAGCTTGAGCCCCTGCCTAAGGGAGAAAAGGGCCGCTTCCGGGTGCATAAGGGCGGTGAGGTGGTGGCCGTGGAGGAGATGCCCAGGGGCAGGGGCGTGCGGGTGCGCTTTGTGCCGGACGCCTCTATCCGCAAGGCGATGCTCGAGGCCCGCGCCCGGGGGGACAAGGCCACCCTTCGGCAGATCCGGGAGTGGGAGCGGGAAGTGAAGCGCCTGGCGGCCGAAGACTACCTGAAGGCCAAGCGATCCAAGGAGTGGGCTAAGCGGATGGAGCGGGCCAAGCAAAAGAGTGATGCTTCCAAAGGGGGGGAAAAAGGCGGCTGCCAACCGCCGAAAGGTCCAGGCCCTCGCGGAACGGATGCGTGGGGAAAGCACATCTGCGCTCATGGCCCGCTACCGGCGCGTGGGAGGGGACGACCTGGAGAAGAGGGCTATAGCAGAGGTGCTTAAGGAACGCGGTTTGAACGTTGAGCAACCCAAGCGCAAACGGAGGAGGAAATGATGGAGTTCGCCCAAAAGAACGCTTTCCCATTAGCGGTTTTGGCGGGAGGCCTCTACCTGGGCCTCGGGCGCGTGAAGAACCTGCGGGAGGGCCAGGGCTGCCCCAAGTGCGAGACCGTCCAAGCGGTGGTGGCCTTCGCCCTGGCCGCCTGGGCCGGGTGGGAGCTGTGGCAGGCCTACCGGGGCCAAGCCTAAATGGGCGGTAGGCAGACCTTCCGCATCCTCATCGTGGGCAAGTCCGGGTCAGGGAAGTCCACCCTGGCCCGGCAGATCGTGCGGGCTATGGAGGGCCGCTTCCGCCGCCTCGTCATCGTCAACCGCAAGACGGAGTTCGGTGATTTGGCAGAGGCCCGTTTCCGCGTGGGGGAGGACGGGGACCCCTGGGCTGTTTTGAAGCGCCACCGCAGGGTCCACTTCCACGTCACCGGCTACGACCCCCGCCCCTTTTTGGATGCCCTGGGCCAGGCCATCATGCGCCTCCAGGACACCCTTCTGCTGCTTGACGAGGCCCATCACTTTTTTCCCCGGGGGCAGGTGCCCAAGGGCCTCTTTGAGGTCCTGACCGGGGGAAGGGAGCACGGGCATTCGGCCATCTTCGTCACCCAGATGCTCCAGGCCGCCACCGGGGGCATAGACCCCGGGGTGCGCCGTCAGGCCTCCCACCTGGTGGCCTTCCGCCTCACGGAACCCCGGGAAGTCCAGGCCCTGGCGGACATGTTCCCCGAGCTGGGGGAGCGGGTCAGGCGCCTCAAGCGCCCCGATGACGGCCTGCCCCCGGAGTACGGGGTGAAGGACCTAGACCGGGACCGGGCGGGCCTGGTCCTCCGAGACCCGAGGGCCCCACAAAGGCGGGTTTTCGTGCCCCTGGACGGCTAAGGGGCACTTCGCCCGGGCGAAGTGCCCGGGCGAAGCGGCCCAAAACTCCCAAGCGCCCCGGCGTATCTCCGGGGCGCTTCGCTCTTTATTCCCCCATCGCCCCCCGCCTACCGTGGGCGGCAGAAGGAGGAGGTGAATGGCGGACACGGCGGCAATCGCGGCGCAGGACATGCGCAAGCTGGCCTCCACCAGCAACCCCCTGGAGGTGGTGCAGAACCCCATCGTGGTGAGCGTGAGCGTGGGGGTGCTGGGGGCCTACTTGGCGCGGAAGGCGCTCTATACGTCCAGGCGCGACCTCTTTGGGGTGGCAGTCCCTGTAAAGGGTGGAGGCGTCAAGTATTACCACCCTAAACCCGATGGGGACGCCGATTTGAGCAGGGAGTTTCCAGCTGCGGCTACCAACCGGCTGTTGCTCAACTTGGCTGGCGTAATCTTGGGCACCCTGCTCATCAACAACAAGATTTCGGACGACCCCATGTTGGACTATCTGGGTCTAGGCGTGGCGGCGGGAAGCTTTGCCAACGTGGTGATGATCATTGTTGGCATTGACTAAGGAGGTAAAGGATGCAGGAGGCTTTTGAGCGGATCAAGCGGCTTCGGCCCGGGGCCCGCCCCATCACCATCCTGAGGAGCGGCCCCGAGTTCCAGGCGTACGGCGGCAGGCAGAAGGTGAAGGTGGGCGAGTTCGTGGTGCCCTCGGGGGCCACTTGGGTCTTTCCCAACCCCGTCCCCGTGGTCCTCAAGCTCTACGATTCCGGCGGCAACCAGCTGCCCCACACCACGGACGTCTTCTTTGCCCGGCGCACCAAGGGCTTTGACTTCCCCGAGTTTTTGGTCAAGGTCCAGTACGCTTCGTACTACGACCTCTCCGAGGCCCAGCAGCGGGACGCCAAGTTCTACCAGAACATCCTGCAGACCGCGAGCCCACTTTACGCCCCTACCCCGCCCCAGGGCATCGTGCTGCGGGAGGGGGACACCCTGGAGATCTACGTGGAGACCGACCCCGGTATCTCCGTGAACCTCAACGACTCCCGCACCCGCATTGAGCTGCCCGTGGGCGTGGACAACTCCAACGTGTAGGAGGGACTATGGCGCTCTTGGATAGCCTTCGCAACGCGGTTCGGAGGGGCCTCGGGGTGTTCCAGGACGCCCCTTCCGCCCCCTCCCCCGCGCCTCAGCCGCAGCCCCAGCCGGCGCGGCCCGCTCCGGCGGCGGTCCAGGCCTCGGGGTGGCAGTTCGCGTGGATTGACAACGAGGACTTTGACGCCACCGGCCTGGCCTACCGCCCCAATGAGTATTTCGCCCTGGCCCAGATGCGCACCCCGGATACGGCCCACTTCCGTGTCTTGGCGGGGGAGCGGCGCCTGCGTATCTACCTGAAGGGCCTGGCCGCCTTCGCGGGCCAGAATCTGGCCACGGCCCAGGCCCGCACCGTCACCCTGCCCTACCTCATCCCCTCCTTGCAGGGGGCCCCTACCCTGCCCTCCACCTACCACCCAGACGTGGCCGTCTGGGCCAAGGTGGGCGGGGTGTGGCAGCGGTGCACCATCCAGTCCGTGGACTACAACAACCAGCAGGTGACCTTCGTGGAGCCGGCCGGCGTGACCGGCACCCAGAACATTGAGGTTTACTACACCCACGCCGATGGGCAGTTCCGCCTCCGGGTGGCCCGGGACGCGGGCGGGGTGGATGACAGCGTGGCCACCGTCTTCAACCAGTCCTTCTCCACCATGCACAGCGTGGACCAGAACAACCTGGAGACCATGCTGGCCTGGCCCCAGCAGGTGGAGCTGGTGCCGGGCACCCGCCTTCTCCTGGAGGTCTTCACCACCCAGGTGCCCATGGTCTGGAACGAGCGGGCCGGCCACTACATCCAGATCGCCGCCATGGGCCGGCGGGTGGAGGTGCTGGACAAGGGGAGGCTGCTGAGGTTGGCCGAACTGGAGAACCGGGGCGGCCTCTGAGGGGGGTGAGCCATGTTCGGCCTCGCCGAAAGCTACTTCCCCAGCCTTTCGGGGTACACGTCCCCATACACCCTCGGGGCTTCGGGTTCCTCTGGGTTTGGCCTCTCCTACTCCTACACCATGCCCCTCACGGGGGGCGTCCCCGGGAGCGCCGGGGACACCCCCCTCTGGGCCCAGATCCTGGGCGGGCTGGGTCAACTCTCTAGTTTCATTGACCCCTACATCTTGACTGAGCAGGAGCGCCTGCAGTACCAGCTGCAGCTCGCCCAGGCCCAGGCGGAAGCGGCCCGGGCTGCGGCCCAGCCCACGGGCGTGCAGGTTCAGCCGGCGGGACCCCCTACGTGGGTCTGGGTACTGGGGGGGCTCTTGGCGCTTCTTCTCGTGGTGGTCCTGCTGAAGGAGTGAGATGGTTGCGGAGGCTCTGCTGGGGGTTTTGGGCAACGCGCTGGGCGGCTTCTTCGGGTTTTTGGGGGCCGACCGGCAGGCCCGAGCCGTGGAGGAGGTGGCCCAATCCCGGGAACGCTCCATCAAGAACCTCGTGGACGCCGCTATTGTGCAGTGGCATGAACTTGGAAGGATCGTGGAGGCCCAGATGGGGACCGCCCGCGAAGCCGTCTATTGGGGGCAAAGCACGCAGCGCTCACGGATCTACTACAACTACAAGGCCCTTCAGGCCTCCCAGGGCCTCCTCCTCCTTGGGGCGGGGGCGGGCCTGGTAGGCCTCGCCGTGTGGCTGGGATCCCGAGAGGAAAAGGGGGTGAAAGCGTGAGGTGGCCCGTGGTGGCGGGGCTGGCCGGTCTGGGGCTGGGGGCGGTGGGGGTCTACTACCTCTCCCGGTCCCGGCCAAAGGCAGAGGAGAAGGCGGTGGACCCGGTGGCGGCCGATCTGCCTCAGCACCCCGGGGTGAAGCAGGACGACAATCGGGCCAGCCTCTGCCAGCTCTTAAGCGACTACCGCATGCGGCTCAAGCAGCAGCAAGATTTGCTTGCGGATGCGGAAGCCAAGATGCGGCAGATTGAGCGGCAGGCGGAAGACATCTGCCGCGTCTACGCCCAGGATCCCACCTTTAAATACAACTGCAACGGGTGGCCGGTCTGCTCCTGGAACGAGTGGTACACGGTTTCCGGCACCACCACAAACCAGCAGGCGAACAGCGCATGCCTCACGCATCTCAAAACCGGCTCTGGCCTATCGCTGCGCATCCACGAGCTGAAGCCCGGAGGGGTCTGGGACGACACGTGGGAGGACGTAAAGCGGATCAACGCCCAGATCGCTGACGCTTACCAGCAGATCCAGTCCTTGCGGGTCCAATATGCGCGGGCGCAGGACCAGGCCAATGCCGCCCGGGCGGCCATCGCGGACCTGGAGCGCCGGATCTCCGATCTAGAGGCTCAGGGGGTGTTCTGCTGATGGAGTGGAAGGACGTCCTGGACATGGGCTTGGGGGCAGTGGCCTTTGCGGCGTTCCTGAAGCTCGTGTTCCGGGATGTGGCCGAGGTGCGGGAGCGTTTGGCCCGGATAGAGGAGAACGGCCGCCGGCAGGCCTACTACCTCTCCCGGGTGGCGAACGCCATGGAGGCCCAGGCTTACCGGCAGGGCCTTCGGGTGAGGGAGGTGAAAGAGGATGGAAAGTAGAGCGCTTTTGCTGGCCCTTTTGGGCTTTGGCGTGGCCGGCTATCTGGCGTATCAGCTGGCCAAGGGGCAGGGGCAGGCTACCGCCGGGCAGACGCCGAAGCAGTCGGAAGCTCCCCCGGCCCAGACCGAAACCCCTCCCGTGGTGGTGGACGACTTCGGCGGGCAGCCGCCCTTTGGCCTGGGCGGTTTGGGGCAGGACGCCCTTTGCCGGGTAGCCCCGAGCCTCTGCGGCTGGTACAACCCGGCCTATGTGGGCAGGCCCGCCCCTCTGCCCGTGGTGCCCCTCTGGTGAGGTGACGGATGCAGGGCGCTTGGATCGTGGCGGTGGCGGTGGTGGCCGGGGCCTACGCGGGCTATGCCCTGGCCCGGCGGGGAGGGGGGCAGTCCCAGGGCGGGCAGCCTTCCCGAAGCTCCCCCCCGTCTGATCGGATCTGCCCGCAGGTGCTGGTCACGTGCCAGGACGGATCTCCTGCTCCCACCCCCTGCGATTGTGAAGGTAGGGGTGGGGTGAAGCGCGTGGGGGTGATGGTGTGAGCGTGCAGGACTTCCTACCTCAGGGGCAGGTCTGGCTCGTCTGGCTTGTTCAGGCCCTCCTCGCGGCCGGGCTCATCGCCCTTCTCTCGGGGCTCATCGTGCGGGCGGTTTCCGCCATCCCCGTGGTGGGGCCCGTCCTCGCGGCGGCGGTGCGGATGCTCTTTGCTAACTACGAGAAATGGCTTTCCGAACGTGTGCCGAAGCTGGCCGAGCAGGCGGTCCTGGCCACCGAGGAGCGCTGGCGGAAGGTGGGGACCCAGTACGACCCTTCCGCCCGAGCGGAAGCCAAACTCCGGGAGGCCATGGAGGCCCTGCAGCAGATGGCCCCCGGCCTGCCTCGGGACATCGCCCAGCGGCAGATTGAGGCCGCCCTGGCCCGCATCCGGGCTATGGGCATGGAGCAGAAGGTGGGAGGTGGGAGATGACCTTTAGTGACGGCCTTCGCTTTGGCGCCGGCTTCGTGGTGGGTGGGGCCCTGATCTGGGTGGGCCTCCTCCTGGTCCTAGCCCTGGTGGGGGCCCTGGTGGGGAAGAAGGAGTAGCATGCAGGCTCCGTCCTTCTGGCAGTCCTACAAGCAGGGCGTGGGCATCGCCCTCGGGGTGGCCACGGTGTACCTGGTCCTGGTGGCCCTCCTGGGGGCCTTTGTGGTGCGGCCCGCCCTTGAAAACCTGGGCAAGGGCGGCCAGGCTGGGGGGCAAGGAGGAGGGACATGCTCAACCTCTTGGGCATAAAGCAGGAAGATCTGGCTAACCTGCCTACTCGCCTGCAGGAGGTCTTCGGGCAGATGCAGGCGGATATGGCGTGCTTGCGGGACCAGATGGCCGCCATCCAGCGCACTCTGGAGTACGAGTTCGGCCGCCCAAGGCGGGACGTGCAGGGCCATGACCCGGCCCGCCTCCCCCTCATCGCCCAGATCGCTCCCGAGGTGGGGCGGGTGGCGATGGTGGACGTGACCGGTCTTCTTGGCAAGCCTGCCACGAGGGGGCACCTGGTCAACATCGGGGATGCCAAAGCCGCCCTGTGGTTCCGCTACGGCTCTGGGCGGGTGGGGCCCTATGTGCTCATGCCCGCCGCCGCCCTAGACCTCACCTTCCTAGTGGAGGCTTTGGAGGTTTCGGACGTTGGTGAAGGGCCCGTGGCCGTGCAGATCCTGATGCAGTAGGAGGAGGTAATGAGCAAGTACGAGCCCTACCGGCAAAGGTACTTGGACACCCTACGGCGCGAGCGCCTATGCCGCTGAAGACCCAGGTTTACCGCAGAGGAAACACCTACGCGCCAGAGCTGCGCCTGGCCCCCGGCCCTCGGAGCATGGGGGACACCGGGGACGGCTCCTATGCCACCCTCTACGGCTACGCGTGGGCGGGCCTCCTGGACCGCGTGGAGCGGCGCTTCCGCCTCTTCCAGGCCCAGGTGCCCGGGGAGGGCCCCTGGCCCTTGCACGACTCACGGGGGGCAGAAGTGGCGGTGTGGGTGGAGGTGGAGGTGCCTCCCCTCCCTCACCCGGTGGAGGAGATCCGCCACCTGGCCTTGGCCTTTGACCAGGCGGCCCGGCACGTGGTGGCCTACGAGCGGGAGGGCGAGGTATGGGTGCGGCAGTGGGATCCCATGTCCCAAACCTTCGTTCAGCGGGGCCCTTTCCCGGGCGTGGACCCCGTCCTCATCCAGGACGCCACCGTTGGCTACTACCCTCCGGACTCGGACGTGCTCCTCTTCCATCTCTCCCCCGACCGCACGAGCCTGGCCATGCGAGTCCAGCGGGAGCTGTACGCCACGGCCCACACCATCCAGACCTTTGACCAACCTGTGGTGCTGGACCAGGCGGTCGCTTTGCCCTACCAGATAGGGCTCTTGGGGAGCCTGGTCAGCGCCCTAAACGCCACCGGCTACGCCCTAAGGTCCGAGATATATCCCGTGCGGGTTGAGGACGCTCTGGGCCGGGCCAGCCTCTCCGCCCCCACCACGGGCGATTACATCCCCATCGTGGTCATCGTGGACCTCGGGATGGAGGACTTAGGCCAAGCTACCCTTACCGCTCCCGCTACTGGGGACTACATCCCCATCGTGGTCATCGTGGGCCTCGGGACGGAGGGCATTGGCTCGGCCACCCTATCGGCACCCGCCACGGGGAGCTACGTTCCTATCGTGGTCGTTCAGAACCTTGGGACGGAGAACCTTGGCACCGCTACCCTCTCCGCCCCGACCACGGGAACCTACGCCCTGGTAGTGGTGGTCGTGGACTTGAGAGGGGCAAACTACTCTGGCTACGAAGCCCTGGGTTCAGCTTCCCTTTCTGCCCCGACCACAGGGAGCTACCAACCCGCGTAAAGGAGGAAGCATGGGGATTATCGTGCCCGGCAAGGAAATCCTGATACCGAGGGTTGTGGTGCGGCCCCTTCTGCCGCCGCCACCGACATTCAGCGCCCGCCTGCAACCGCAACACCTGCATTGGCAGGTGGGGCGCTATAAGGAGCGCCTGACCTCCGGCCCGGGCGGGCTCGGAAGGGAGAAGATTTGGGTCGTTGAGAAGGAGGCCGAACAGCACAACCTCATCTTGACCCAGACCTATGACGCGCTAATACCGAGCAGCGGATTTGCCTCGCTCGCCGACTACGCCGTAGTAGGCACGGGCTCAACGCCACCGGATGCGACCCAGACGGGGTTAGTAGCCGAAGTAGCGAGGACGAGCGACGGAGTAAGCGGCGAACCCGACACGATTGCGCGCCAGTCCACCTCCGGCCCCGAGGTTGGAACATTCATCATCACAAAAAAGCGCGAGTTCACCGAAGCCCAGGTGGGCGGCAAAAACCTCACCGAGTGGGGGTTCAGTCCCTCCGGTAGCGCAGGGGGCAACCTGATGACCAGGGAGCTGTTCCGGGACGGGCTGGGTAACCCCGTGGTCATCTCGCTAGCTTCGGACCAGAGGCTACGGCTCATTTACGCCTATCAGGTCAGCTACTCTCCAAACGCCGGGGCGCCGCAGGACGCAAGCATAAACATTGCCAACCTTGGTACCTTCGCCGGGAAGGCGTTCGCCACGCGCTACTATAACGCATACGATAGCGGAGTGGGCGACCTCCATCTGCTGTCGTGGTGGGCTATGGCGTACGCGGGAGGCACCTACAACTCCTTGTATTTCTACCCCCTAGACGCCTATAAGGCACCGGGCTTAGACGCTCAGTTTGGAGACCACTCCTACCCAAGCGGGTACCAAATAACTTCCGGGATGTTCACAGCCATCACCAGAGGTCGGAAGATAAACGCCATCACCATTCCCGCCTCCGATTACAACCGCGACATCTATGGGTTTGCGATAATCAGGTACGCTAGCGCGTACCACATCGGCGGCTTCGCCCTCGCGTTCAACAGCGGCGTAAAGTTCACCAAAAGCAACCTCTACAAGCTCGTCGTTGGAGAATGGACTTTGACCTGGGGGCCGTGATGATGCCGGGAGGATGGCAAAACCGCACGTTGGTGTTACCTGACCCGACGCCTACCCCGCCCATGGAGGTGGGCGTCTTTCCCCTGGCCCGGCGTGATTTTCGCCACGTGCGCGGGGGTGAGGTAAAGGTCGCGGTGGCCCGGTATGGGGACATCCACGCCTTCGCCTGGTACGTGGGGGGCGGCTGGCTGACTTTAAACCGGGGGCGGCGGCTCAGGACTCGGAGCCATCATGGGGTGGAGGATGGAAGAAAGAAGCAGGGCTAACTGGGGCCTGTGGGCCCTCGGGGCCCTCGGGGCCATCGGGGTCCTGGCCCTGGCGCGGGCTGGGGCGAGCCCGGCGCGTGGTGGGGGTGGGGGAACCCCTGGTTCTGGAAGCGCCTGCCCCTACCCTCCCCCGGGGCCCCCGCCCTTGGACAAGGACCGGTGGAGTTTGATTGACCGCATTTATGCTCGCATTTCGGAAGTCAACCCCGCCCTGGCCCGGCAGTCCTGCGGGGACTGCGGGGGGCGGAACCTGGCCCAGATCGTGGCCGGGGCCCTGGCCCAGGCGGAAGGGATGGGGGTGCCCCCGGACCTCGTGGTGGCCCTGGCCCGGCGAGAGTCCTCCTTCAACCCCCACGTGGACCGGGTGGCGTACGCCCTCCAGATCAGCAGCAACGGGGCCACCTGCGCCTCGGGGTCCGAGATCGGCCCGCTTCAGGTCAAACCCTGCGCCTTCCGCCAGGTGGGCATGGACCCCACCCTCCTCCTCAACATGCCCATCCCGGCCCGGGTGCAGTACGCCACGGCGGCGGGGATCCGCTATCTGGCGTGGTTGAAGGGGCAGTTTCCCACGTGGTGCGATGTCCTGCACGCCTACAACCGGGGGCCTACCGCTTATAGGCGGGGTGAGCGGAATGACGCCTATGTAGACCAGATCCTGGCCTGGGCGTCCCAATACTCCGAGCTGAGGGTATGA